CGTTATTTACACAACGTTTTGTTGGTCAACCATTTACATTTGCGTTTGCACAAGTTGGAACTAACTGCGGTCTTGTTGGACAGAATGCGTGTGTGGAAGTTGACGGTGCTGCGTATTGGATGTCAGAAAATGGTTTTTTTAGATATGCTGGTAAACTAGAATCACTGCCTTGTTTGGTAGAAGATTTTGTTTATGACAACATAAATTTAGCATCTGGTAATCAAATGGTGTCAGCGGGTTTAAATAATTTATTTGGTGAAGTAATGTGGTTTTATCCAGAAACAGGATCGTCTGTAGTTAATAGACAAGTTACATATAACTACTTTGATTCATCACCACAAAGACCTGTATGGACAGTTGGCAGTTTAGCTAGAACAATGTGGCGTGACTCAGCTGTTTTTGGTTTACCACATGCGTTAGAGTATGATGCAGAAACAGATACATCGTTTGATGTTATAGGAAACACTGAAGGTAGAACAAGTTACTATGAACATGAAACAGGGACAGATCAAAATAGAAATGGTACAATAACAGCTATAACAGCAAACATACTATCGGGAGATTTTGATATTACACAACAAAGAGCACAAGCTACAGGACAATCTACAGGTGTTGCAACCTTTAGAGGAGATGGTGAATTTATAATGAAGATAAGAAGATTTATACCTGATTTTATATCACAAACAGGATCTACTAGAGTTACATTAAATTTAAGAAACTTTCCTAATGATACAGCCTCTAGTTCATCACTTGGTCCATTTGATATTACATCATCTACACAAAAAGTAGATACACGTGCAAGAGCTAGGGCTATTGCATTAAAAGTTGAAAACACTGCCTCTTCTCAAAGTTGGAAACTAGGTACTTTTAGATTAGACACACAACCGGATGGACGTAGATAATGGCAAAAATTGTACAGGTAATAACTAGACCAGCAAAGGAATATGATGTAGAGACTGCAGAAGCTCAAGTAAGAGATCTTGATGCAATTGTGGAAAAATTAAACACTACATTTCAAGAAGAACTAAAAGACGAGGTAGAAGCATTTAACTTCTTTTTAAATTAATGGCTAATCAATATAAATTTGTAGGAACAGATAACAGCACATCAGGAAGTGCCATTAATCCTTTTGGAACAGGTAACCCTTTAGTAAGTGAAACTTATGTAATTAAGTCTATATTAGTTACATCGGAAGGTACACCTACAGTTACTGTTACAAACAATAGCATTACAGCCATAAAATCAGCAGCTTTAACTGCTAATACTACAACAGAATTACTTACTCAACCTTTGGTGGTTGAAGGTGGTAATACCCTAACTGTGCAATCAAGTAATACAAGTTCATTTGATGTAGCGGTTAGCTATCTAAACATTAAGAAGGAGATAACAACATAATGAACGAGTTAAAACCATCAAAAATAATAGAAGAAATAAAAAACAAGAAAACAGGGGAAAAATACCTGTCAGATGAGGAATGGAAATCAAAAGGCATATTAGAAGAAGAT